ATGGGGCATCATCGAGTACACAGGTACGCCACCAACGTATTACGTGCCGCCCACCGTTGCGCCGGAAGTCCTGCAGCACCTAGACCGCATTTTCGCTCGAGCTTACGAGATTGCGGGCATATCGTCGCTTGAAAGTCAGGCGAAGAAGCCAGTAGGCCTCGAATCTGGAGTTGCACTGCGAGAATACGCCACGCAGGCATCTACTCGTTACGCAGCCATTCAGCGAAGCTACGAGTCGATGTTTCTCGAGGTAGCGGACCATATGATGGAGCTGGTTCGCCACGCAGCGGAAAATGGTGAAGATCTGGACGTCATGTCGGCCGGAGACAAAGACGTTGAGCGTATCAAGTGGTCAGACATCGCTTTAAGTGATGAGGACTACGTCATTCGCAAATGGCCTACGAATCTCTTTAGCGACACGCCAGCGGCAAAACTACAAAGCGTAACCGAGCTCGCACAGTCAGGATTGATTGATGCATCTCAAGCGATGCTTCTACTCGACTATCCAGACACTGAAGCGCTGACGCATCTCCTAACGAGCGATTACCACGACGTCATTCACATCATTGGCGAAATGCTCGAACACGGCCGCTATCACCCGCCGGAAGCGTTCCAAAACCTGCAGCTCGCTACAAAGCTTGTCAACAGCGCGTATCTTCGCGCCAAGAGTCAAGGTGCGCCGGAAGAGCGACTGGATCTCCTCCGACGCTACCTCGAGAGTGCCAGCGCGCTTCTCGCCGAATCTATGCAGCCGATGGGCGGTCAAGCGCCGATGGGCATGCAGCAATCACCACCATCTGCTGGTGGAGGTGGACTCCCCGCAGCAGACCCACTTCAACAGGATGTGGCCGCACTGCCGCCGCCCGTCATGTGAGGAATAAAATATGACTGAAAATAACGAAGAACCGACTCAGCAACCCCAAAGTGCTGGAGAGGAAACAGCAGCATCAGATATCCCCACGTCTGGTGCTGCTGACTTTAGCTCCCAATTCGCTGCGCTCTCCCGCAAAGAGCGTGACCTGCATCTACGGCAAAAGGAACTTGCTGCGCAGGAACAGCGCATGGGTGACATGGCTAAGAAGCTCGAGGACTACGAGAAGACTATGTCTCTCGCCAAGGAAAACCCGGAAGCATTCCTCGAACGCAGTGGCCTTTCCATGAAGGAGCTACTTACGAGAGAGCTGAATGGTGGCGACTTGCCTGAGAACGAAGTGCTTAAGAAGCAACTCGCCGACCAGGCCAAGCAAATCGAAGATCTTAGACAATCGCAAGTTGAGAAAGATAAGCAAGCGGAGCAACAACGACTGCATCAGCTTCGAACGGATTATGTTGACCAGATTAAGACTACGATAGATAATGTTGAGGGTGACAAGTTTGAACTTGTCAAAGCGGCTAACGCCTATGAAACCGTGTATGCGGTCCTGCAGGAATCCTACAATGAGACCGGCAAGGACATCGGCATGGAGGCGGCTGCTGGGATAGTGGAAGACTACTATCGTAAAGAACTTGAGCGGTACAAGGACACCGCTGTGCTGAAGAAATTGTCCGGTGGCTCGACTGAGCCTGTGCAGAATGAATTGGCGACAAGCCCTGCTGAGAGCGAGCAAAAGCCTCGCACTACAAGAACTCTTGAGAACACCCCGGTGGCCACACCAGCCGAACCGGAGCGTCCTCTAACTCGAGATGAACGCCTAGCGAGGTTCGCAGAACACATACGCTGGGTTTGATAGCAGGAGCTTGAAATGCCTACCTCACAGTTAGGTTTAGCGACAGTTGGCGGAACCGCCCTGTCGAGTGCTACCGGAACAGGTATCACTCTTGATATGTCTGCCGTTCAAAACGGCCTTAAAGAACTCTATGACCGTGGCTCGTGGCTCGCTGCCCTTTACGAGCATGACGGACTTTTTACTCGAATGCCGAAGTACGAAGGCTTCACGGGTAGCTACTACCCAGTTGTCGTCCAGTACGCTCCAAACTCTCGCCGAAGCCAAGACTTTGGACGGGCGCAGGACAACACTTCGTCTTTTGAAGTGATCAAATTCTTGGTCCACAGAACAAGGGACTATGCCTTCGCAACCCTCGATGCGGAAGCGATCATGAGTACACGTGGCGACGCAGGAGCCTTTGCTTCGTACATGGATGTTGAGATTAGCGGTGCGCGCTACGCGCTTCGTCGCTCGCTCTCACGCTCCGTGTATGGTGATGGCTCTGGTAAGATTGGTGTTGTGCATTCTTCGACGCTTTCTGCACCAAACACTACCATCGTTTTGACCAATGCCAACGACATCGTCAATTTCGAAGTCGGGCAAGAGCTTGAATGCGTTAGAAACGCAGATTTTGGTTCAACGGACACGGGTCACCTTAAGGTTAGCTCAGTCA